GACGGCTTGAACTTGACCTTGTGCCACAGGTGCCGCTCGATCAGCTCGTCATTCAGCACGGCGCTGATCGGCGGGCTGTCGCGGCGTTCGTAGGACGGGGCTTGCGACTTCAGCCAGGCCTCGATGGTCATGCGCCGGTCGGTTTTCCAGATACCCACCGGCGCCGTGTCAGTCAGCTTGTTCGGATAAAATTCGACGCTCACGGTAGTAAACCACCATCGGGTAGGCGGCCTCGAATTGGCCGGTTGTCCGCAGGCAGGCGCCTCCGGGGTTAGTGTCCAGCACTTTCAGCCGGCCTTCGCTCTCTACCACGACGCCGACATGCAGACACAGCAGGCCGCGCAGCACGGCGGCGATCGCACCCGGCTCCGGGTCGCAGGCCTCCATGCCCAGGCGAAGGTCGTGGTAGGCGGCAGTGTTCTCGCGCAGCTTGTTCTTGCCCACCGCGCCCAGACTGGGCAGCAGCGGCAGGCCGAACAGCCGGTGGCGGGCATCAATCACCAGCCCCCAGCAATCGAAGGCCATAGGCCCCCGTGCGCCCTCGCGGTACGGGGCGCGCATGTAGTGCTCGATCATGGTCAGATATACGCCAGGCCGGGAGCCAAGGTAGTGGTCAGCACGCGGCGCAGGCCGTTGGTGTTGAGCAGGTCGTAGAATCCGCAAGTCAGCTTGGCTATGTCGTTCTCGTAGTCGCGCGATAGCACGGTCATGCGGTAGCGCTCCTGCGGAAACGACAGGTCTTCGGCCAGGTAGCGGCGGAAGGTGACTATGATGCGCTTGCCGCTGGCCTTCGAGGCCTCGACCACTTCCTGCACTTCGCCGGTGACGTTGTCCATGCCGATGACAATGCTCTGGAATGCGCTGTTGTCATTGGCCGGCAGGCCAAAGTCGATGGCCATGGCGGTGAAGGTCAGGGTGCGGCCATCCTCAGTGCCGCAGGTACGATCCTCGAAGCCCGAGCAGTACAGGTGCGACACCGCACTCCCCTCTTCCTGCGCCTCCAGAGTGTCGACGATCTCACCGCGCCCAGAGGCGTAGCATTCCTCGATCAGGCTCATGCTTCAGGCCACTCCTTGCTCACGGCCAGGTCAATGATATTCATCCCAAACCAGAGGTCCGGGAACAGCTCCCATCCTTCTGGAATAAGTGGCTTGCGCTTCAGCATCAGCCGGAACGAATACCGCCAGAATGACAGCTGCACCAGGGTAGGTCCGCTGTAGATCTGGCCAAACTGGACTTCGTGCATCTCGACCGTGCCGTCGATCTGCAGCGGGCAGTTGAACCACTCGATGCCTTCATTGAGCACCCTCGAATACCAGGCCTCGAAGAATGCTTTCTGCTTCGCATTGAAGATCAGTGTGGCGTTGACATACAGCGGTACGCTGCGATGCACAATCCGCGACCTGACACGACCAGTTACCATGGGCGTCCTGGACACTGGGTCCTGGGTGTCAAGTGCATAGCCGTCCTGCAGCGGGATCGGCAGCTGTTTCGGATAATCGATGGAAGCCATTGATCAACTGCCTCGTCTTGTCAGCCCGTAGGCTTCTTCAATGGCCTGGGCTCGCTCACCACCACCCCAGATATCAGCCACAAACACGTCAACCTGCTCGCGACCGTCAGGGCGCGTTCTGGTCTCTACAGATCCTGCCTTGCTGCGATCTCCGATCAGGTTCACCACTGTTCCGCCGCCGCCCTGCTTGGATCGAACGTCCTCTAGGGTTTTGTCGAGCTTGGCGCTGGTTTCGGCGGTAGTTACACGCTCGCCCTTCTGCAGGAACCAGGTGCCGTCTTGAGGAACCGCGTCGATACCGTCGTGCGCCATACCGGCCAACGCCGATGCAGCCACGCCAGCCACCATTGGAGCAGTGATGCCCGCAGCCGCTGCCGCTGCCCCCGGGGCCAGGAAAGGGCCTACGATCGGGATAGCGGCTGTACTTGCGAAAGCCGCCAGCTGGGCTTGGAACGATGTGGCCTGGGCATTGGCAATTAGGGCTGTAGCGGCACTGGCCTGAGTAGCCTTGCCAGCGACCAATTGAACTGCCTGATACACCAGCCACTGAGCAGCCATCTGGGCCAACGCATTGATGATGCTCTTGGCCATGGTCGAAGCTACGTTAACGAAGGCATCGCCAAGGCTCTCCGACTCAAGGATCATCGAGGCTATTCCATCGCCAACCGAGCTGGTGAGCGTATCGAGCGTGCTGGCCGTGAAGTCAGCTGCCTGCTGCTGGTAGTCCATGGCGGTGTCGCGGTAGTTCTCCCAAGCGGAAGAAACCCCATCGAGCCAGTTGTTCTGCGCTTCATCCTGCTTGGCGTAGTAGTCCTGCTGGATTTCCATACGCTCAGCCAGCGCTTCACGCAGCAGTTCGGTTTCCTGGTTGTAGAGCTCCTGGCTGATGTCGCCGCCGTTGTACTGTTTCTGCAGGTCGGCCATCTGCTTGTTAAAGTCTTGCTGGATCGCCAGATCAGCTTTCAGCCGCTCCTTGAGTTTGTCGCCACTGCCTGCGCCAGCAAGCTCAATCTCGAAGCCCATTCGAGAAGTCTGGTTGCCCTCATTCAAGGTGGCGCCGAAGGCCCGTGCTTTGGCGGCGTCCTCGTTAGCCTGCTTGAGCTTTTGAAGGCTATCCAGTTCGGCAGCCAGAGATTTCAAGCGGTCTTGCTGCTGGGAATTGATCCCGACCAGCTTCCCGGACTCGATTTCGAACTGGAGTTTTGCAACTTCTGTAGCTTTCTTGCGAGCATCGACGCTGGTGTTAATCAGCGCGATTTGCCGTTGATAGTCGGTAACCGCATCTTCGCCACGCTTGCGGGTGGCGGCCTCAGCACTGGCCACGGTCTTGGCAGCTGTTTTTGCTGCCTCGGCCCGCTTCTTCTCAGCGGCCACAGCAGCCTCACTGGCATCAAGCGTCTTGGCCTTGGCAATGAGCAGATCGCCCTCGCCTTCTTTCAGGCCGGTGACCAGGCCCGCGCCAATGCGCGCCGCCAGCTTGTCGGCGTTGGTCTTCTTCCCAGCCAACAGAATCTGCTCATCGAGCGTCTTCGCCAGGTCGCGGTAAGCCTTTGACTGCTCGACCACGGGCGCTGCAGAGAGGATGCCATTCAGGATGTTGATCTGGTCGCCAAAGGCTTCGACCTTCTGCCGGGCAGTGTCGAGCTCGCCCTGAGCCGTGATCGGCGATTCATTCCACTCACGCTGGCGGGCGTCTGTGGGGTGCTCCCGCAGAAGACGCTGATACTGGTTGACCGCGCTTTC